CCCATAAATAAGTTCCCCAACCATAACCCGCGGTCTGAGTAGTAGGCCCTACTTCAACATAAGGATTAACAGTCGCTGCACCTGCTGCAGTCATACCAGTTCCCCCTTCAGCTCTTACAGCTTGCACTGTAAATTTATCTACAGTTGCAACTGTTAAAATTTCATAAACTACTTCTAATTCTGCAGCTGTAAAATCTGATGCACCTGTAACAGTTACCCCAGATAGAGTCACATATCTTCCAACAGCCAAACCATGTGATCCTTTATTAACTTGCAAAACATTTGAACCATTAACAGTTGTTAATGTGCATCCTGTAATTGCTGTATCTAAAGGAGTAATATCAAAAAAATCATTACCATAGTATAAAAACAAACCTTGAGATGTTCCTATGGCTGCATATTTTTCACCTGCAAAAGAACTAAAACTATGTTGTTTTCTAGCAACACCTGGTAATGTTTTAGACGCAGCTGTAAGTTGGTTCCAACCACCTATTTTTTCAGGTAATCCATATCTAAATCTAACAAAATCACCATCTGTCCATTGCCCCTCGGCACCAGATTCTGTGTCTTGTTTATTAAAACCAGGCTTGAAATTTAATTTTTGTAGCATATAGTAGCTTATATATTAGTTTTATAAAGAATGAAAGTAGCATAATTATGGATCATTTAGAAGCAATTGTTATGTTAAACAATATAGTAAATCCTTATTTTTCTAAAAAAATAATGTCTTTAACAGATCACAAGGCTATTGAAGATCTCACAATCGGAGGAGGTGTTGTAGATAAAAAAATAAGAAGTGTTAAAGGATATTCATTAAATTTAAAAACTCCTACTAATATATTTTATTGGAATTATATAAAAACAGAAATAGAAAGATTATATATTCATTATAAAGTTAAATTTCCAAAAATGGAAAGTAATAAAATAAATCAAATTGATTTGTTAAAATATAAACAAGGCGGTAATTATAAAGTACATACAGATCATTTTAGCACCGCGTCAAGATCATTAAGTGTTATTATAAATTTAAATGATAATTATGAAGGAGGAGATTTAGTTTTTACAGATCAAAAAGAAATGGAAATAAAAAGAATTAAATTACAAAAAAATTCTATTGTTTTCTTTCCAAGTAATTTTTTATATCCCCACACAATTGAACCAGTATTGAAGGGAACAAGGTATAGTATAGTAGCATGGCTGCAGTAAATTTTAAACTTTTAAAAAATTTTATATCAAAAAAAGAATTGCCTACTCTACAAAAATATTGTTACAATAGAATAGATTCGAATAAAGATTATACAATTGATGATCAAGTATTTTCTCCTAGTTGGAGCGCAGATCCTTTAATGACATCCTTACTAGATATAAAATTACCTATAGTAGAAAAAGAATCTAATTTTAAATTGTTTCCAACTTATTCTTATTGGAGATATTATGTGTTTGGTGGAAGTCTTTCTTTTCATAAAGATAGACCTTCTTGTGAAATATCAGTTACAGCATGTATAAAAAAATATGATAACTGGCCAATAGAAGTTGAAGGTACGTCTTTTGAACTAGAAGAAGGAGATGGTATTTTATATGCAGGTTGTGATCAAGAACATGGTAGACCTGGTATATATAAAGGAGAAGGAATGGCGCAAGTATTTTTTCATTATGTAAATAAAAATGGATTTTTTACTCATCATAAATATGATAACTATTTAAAAACAACAGGTTTAAAATCTAGTAAAGAAGATTTAAAATTATTAGGCAGAAAAATATGAAAGAAAAAACAGTAAATATAAATAATTTCATAGGTATATATGATAATTACATTACACCTGAAGACTGTGATAAAGCTATTGAACTATACGAAAATCAAAATAAGTTTAATAACACTATAAACAGAATAGGTTTTGAACAAAGTGGTGTTTTGTCAAAACAAGATCAACAATATTTTGCAAATGCAAGTAATATAGAAATTTGGTGGGAGGAATTAAAACCTTTAATGTTAAATTTTGATATGGCTTTTAAACATTATACAAAACATACGGGCGCTGAAGAAGCTTATGGTCAACCATTTCATTTTACCTCATTAAAAATTCAAAAAACTTTACCTACAGAAGGATATCACTTGTGGCATGTTGAACATGGTAAAGGACATGAAAATGAACCTAGAGCTTTTGTTTATTCAATATATCTAAATGATGTAAAAGAAGGTGGAGAAACAGAATTTTTACACTTTTCTAAAAGAGTAAAACCAGAAAAGGGTAGAATAGTTATTTGGCCAGCAGCTTTTCCATACATTCATAGAGGTAATTCACCTTTGTCCGGTGAAAAATATATTTTAACTTCTTGGATGAATTTAAGAGGTGTATGATAAAAATAATAGATAATTATTTTGAAGATAATTTATTTTTAAATATAAAAAATCATATTACAACTAAATTATACTACACTCCTAGATTCTATGATGGAAAAAAAGAAAATTATTATGGTAGTAGATTTGTTTTATCTCAAGATAAAAAATTATTAGACACCTTTGTTACACAAGCAGAGAAAAAATTTAAAATAAAAATTAAAAAATTAAATCCTGATAGTGGTATAGATATGAGAAATATAGATCGTTTTCACCCACATCAAGATGAAGAAAATAAAATTAATATATTAGTAATGTTAGCTGGTCCCACAGCTGTTACAAACGGTACAGTTTTTTATACTGATGGTGAGTTAGATGTTCATGTGGGATTTAGAGAAAATAGAGCAATTTTATTTCCATCTTTGTGGTATCATTCTAATCATGCGAGTAATGTTCCAGATCTTAAAAGATATACTGCGTCTTTATTTATACTAGATTATGAAGAGTAAGAAGTGGGTCTTGGACCTTTTCTAGCTATTTGATCAGCTTCACTTTCTGTAGATTCTAAAACTGAATTATTAACTTCACCTGACCAAACTTCAATAACATCGGCATCCCAATCAGCTTGTAATTTAGCTAAGTGAGCAGAATCCCATCTATCTATAAATTGTTGAAAGTCTAATCCTTCAGTCTCTAAAGAATTATGTGGTGTAGTATCTCTGTGTTCTACTTCATCTGTTGAAACTGCATTTCCATAATGAATAGCCCAAATATTTTGAAAATCAGTAGTTGCCCAAAAAGCATTATCATCAATAGTGTAAGCATTTCCAGCTCCATCACCTGATTGTTTAATGATTATTTTATCATCAAATACTACTGTCCATGATCCGTTTGTTGCCATAATTTCTCCTAAGTCTTAATAATATATAAAATTGTTAAATAAGGTTGTAAAACTGAAGTTGCGTCTCCAGAAAAAGTTGCACTCATGTTGTGAGAGTGACCAGTACCAGAACCTGTGCTTCCAGTATTACCTGGTCCACCACCAGCTTGTAAAAATGGGTGAGTTGGACCTGGCCCTTGCATAGCACCACCATTTCCTCTACCACCAGGGTGAGAGTGAGAAGCAAGTTGCGATGTACTTAGTGTTGCATTAGCTGTTGAACCACCAACATTTCCTGTTGATGTTACAGTATTTGCTCCACCAGTTGATGCTAAAGCCTTAGTTCCAGATTTACCCATTGCAACGTTATCTTGCAAATTAGGCACGTTAAATGTAGATGCACCATCTCCAGATCCATAAGTTGTACTTACGATTGCAAATAATGCAGCGTAAGTTGATCTTGAAACTGCTTGACCATTACACTCTAAGAAACCTGTTGGCACTGAAGCAGAAGACCATGGCACAATAGTTGCCGTAGGAATTCCTTCGATACCTGTAAGGTTTGAACCCGAAAAATCGTATTTTGTAGCTTCGTAATTTGACATATTCTATTTCTCCTTGTACGTCCATCCTGTTGTAGCATCTCCTGAAAATACTAAACAGAAACCAGCACCTTGAGTATTAACTACAAGATCTGATGCTGCGTTAGCTATATTAGAAGAGTTTCTACCAACAGTCAATGCGTTAGTATTGAAATCATAACCTTGATCGATAAATGCAACTTCATCACCAGCAGATGGTGACGCCGGTAGTGTTACTGTAACTGCTCCACCATTTGTATTTACTAAAAGTTGAGCACCGGGTTGAACTGTTTCAGCTGCAGATATTGCTCTCCATGTTTTTAGCTCAGATGCTTTTACAATATTAGTTCCGTCTGAATATAAAGTGTAGCTGTGACCTTCACATAAAGCAACACCTGTTCCAGAAGCAGTTTTAAAAGTTAAAGTATTGTTAGCGTGATTACATGCATCTTCAACAATGTATGTTTTTTCAATTGAATTTGGAACACTAACTGTTAAGTTAGAAGCCAATGTACCTGTTAGTTTAATTACTTCATTTTTACCATTTGATAAAGCACCATTAGTAAAAGTTAAAGATCTAGCAGCATTAGTTATATTGAAAGTAGTAAAACCACCAATTGCTTGTTCTAGAATTAAAAGGTTAGTGTTTGTAATTTGTCCCCAAGTTCCTGAATTTTCTCCAGTTGCTTGTACTGTAAGTTTTAAATTTGCTGATGTTGAATTCGCCATATTAAATTCCTTATATCGTTTATTTTATTAAAATAAAGAGAAAGTGTCAAACTCTTTATGCAACGACTTCCCTCCATCCAGGAGGATCTATTGGAGCAGAACCTGTATTTATTTCGTTCCAGATAAGAGCATTACCACTTCCCACTGTTGTAGTCAACCCAAAACCATTGAAAGTTGCAGTAACATCTGTAAAACCAGATGCTGAAGCAACCCTTGCTAATAGAGGATTTCCAGTCACATTTACTTGTTGATTTAAGTCTATTGTCTCATTACCTAAAGCAGCACTTAATCCAAAACCAGTTACAGTTGGTGCAACATCCCCTTGAAACCCTAGAGTACCTAAGGCACCTATCATGAAGTTTCCAGTTACCGCTGCATCAGGTGCAGGATCAACTTGACCTAAAGTTAATTGAGCTACATTTAAAGTATTTGCAACAATAGTTGCATCACCAGTAATTTCTGTTGGAGTTCCTAAAGCTGTAGTCATTGCAATTCCAGAAACATCTGCTTGAACAGAACTACCAGCATCACCCCAGTCATTTATTGACCAACCAAGTCTACCCCAACCTTCATTATTAAATGCTTCTACTGTACCAAGACTTGCAACGACAGCGTCACCGACTGCCATAGCATCAGGACCAGCATCAACTGTCCCTAAATTATTTGTAAGTGCAAAACCTGTTACTGGAACTTCAGCTATACCAGTAGCTGTTACACTTCCAAGAGCGGCTGTTAATAATTGATTGTTATTTGTAGATGGACCAGTGTTTGCATCGGCTGTTGTGGTAACAGTCCCTAAACTAAATGATGCAGAAATTCCTGTAGGAATAGTTGTTCCGGCAATACCCCAACCTTGAAGACCCCATTCTTGTCTACCCCAACCTACATTAACTTCAGTTGAGCTTGACTCGTCTCCTAAAGATGCAGTAAGGGCAATACCCGTGACTGTAAAAGTCGGGTCTGCTAAATCATTCCATTGGTTTTGACCCCATGTGCCGACGCCCCAAGTTCCTGATCCACTCATAGGAGGTTACCTCCTACGATTAACCAGAGATCCTTAGAATCGCTGCTGTTGATGTTGGTGCTGGAAACTGAACTGTAAACGTACCTGAAGTAGCTGTTTTATCTGCTCCAAAATCTAAAACACAAACTGCAGAGTTAGTA